CCTGTGTTGCCACTTGTGGCGGCAGACGCCACAGCGCAAGTGATCGAGTATCTTGAGTGCGACCTGATTGAGCGCGGCAGAATTGTGGAGTTTCCAGAGTGGCCAGTTATTGGCACACCTACTAACGGGCTGTATCGAGCCACCTACATGCTGGCGCAGAGCTTGCCATTGCCATATGCAAACCTGCTGGAAGTAGAATCCGTGACGGCTGAAGGCGAGGTGATTACAGACTACAAGATAGAGCCAGGCAAGCCCGCACAACTGCATATGAGCCATCGCGCGCGAGACATTGTGATCGAATACAAGGCGGGCTTTGGCGGCTCAATTACAGATGTTCCGCAAGCGATCCGGTTGCAGATCATGAAGCTAGCCGCGTACTTGTACGAGCATCGTGGCGCGTGCGATGCGGAACAGGCGCTAAAAGACAGCGGGGCCAAGCGATCCTTAATCCCATACAAATTCGGTGTGGTGGTGATATGAAATGCTGCGAATATTCACCCGGTCTTTTGCGTGAGCCTGTTGTTTTTCAGCGTCAAGCAAAAGTATCGATTGGTGGCGGCGCGACTCAGGTCACATACGTGGACGAGTTCACGGTGCGAGCATACATGAAGCCCATGAGTGGCTACGAACGCATGATGGCCGAACGACTGGACGCGCAAACGCGCAACCGGCTTGTGATTCGTTTCTTGCCCGGACTGACAGAAAGCCACAGGGCTGTTATAAGGGGAAAAGCTTACAACATCCGCGCCATCATGAACCCTGATTTCCGCAACCGCTGGATGGAAGTTGATTTAGACGGAGGTGTAGCGACATGACGCAGCTAACTATTGACGGCGCAGACAAGGCCATTAAGGCGCTTACGGAGCTTGGAGAAATCGGAAGGCGTTATGCCGAGATGGCGGTAAGGGACACCGCAGAACGACTCAGAACCGATGCAATCAGCTCAATACAAAGCAGCGCAAAAAGCGGCATTGTCTACGAGCGCGGCCCCGATTCAAATCTGTCCGCAACGCATCAGGCATCCGCGCCAGGCGAGGCACCTGCGAACGATACGGGAAACCTGGTAGGCTCGATCCGCGCAGATCATATAGGGCTTGTGTCTGACGTGACAGCAGCGGCAGAGTATGCAGAGTGGCTTGAGTTTGGAACCATGCTTGAGTCCGGAGCCGTGCGCATGTTGCCACGTCCGTTTATGACACCGGCGCGAGACAAAGCGGTTCCGAGATTGCACAACAGGCTTGCCCAGGCTCTGTCAGCAGCCATCAAGGACGCTGCGAAATGAATCTAGTGGACTTGCAGGTCTCGATTTACGACGCACTAACAGCAGCTAATTTGCCCGTGGTTGGCATCTATGACAATGTGCTGCAAGTATCCGACCCATCGAACAACGCATTGTTTCCATTCATCACGGTGGGCGATCAGTCCACACGCGAATGGGGAGACGATTGCTACACCGGACACGATGCAGAAATCCGCATCCACGTATGGAGTCGGGCGCACCACACACTAGAGGTTAAGGGCATCTTGGGCGACGTGCGAGACGTGCTAAACCGTGGCCCGCTGAGCGTGCAAGACGGGTCTGTGCTGACCGTTGACCACCTGAATACGCAAGTTTTGAAAGACCCGGACGGTGTGACGCTACACGGCATCGCGGCGTTCAGGGCATTGATTACAGACAACTGATTTTTCAAAGGAGCTATATCATGGCTGCATTATCAGATAACGGCATTGTTGGCCGTGACATACTTTTTTACAAAGGCGATGCTGATACCGGAATCCTGTTTTGCGCTCGCACCAAGACAGTGTCGGTGGGCGCAGAATCGATTGACGTGACATCGGATTGCGATGATGGTTTTCGCACATTGCTTGGCAAGCCAGCGCAGAGACAGATTGACATGTCTGTCGAGGGCGTGATCAGACAAGATGACTTTGCAAAACTGTTCCTGAACCCAAACAACTCTACCTTCATCGAGGATTACACACTTGAGATTCCGGGAATTGGGTCTGTGACTGGTGACTTTTTCTTGAACTCGTTCGAGATTGGAGCGACGTACAACGATGCATCAACCTTTACTTGTTCTGTCGAGAGTTCCGGCCCGTGGTCGTTTGATCCTGAAGTGGTTGCGAGCTAAGCCATGGCATCCATTTTTCAGGAGGTTTGCATTGGGTGGCGCGGTGCTGAGTACCGCATCACGCCAACCATGCGGGTGCTAAACAGGATCGAGCAAGACGTATCATTAGCTGTGCTCGCTTCTCGTATTAGCTCGGGGGATGTGCCGATTAGCCACCTTGCGATGGCGGTTGCTGCGCTACTAAAGGAGGCAGGAGCCAGCGCCACAGCGGAGGAAGTTTATGAGTCGATGGTTAGCGGTGATCCAGAATCAATCAGGGACATGGCGACTGCTATCATTCTGGCCGCTTTCCCTGTAAAAAAAAGCGAAGCGGAGCAGCCGACAGTAGCACCGAAGAAATCGACGCCAGCTCGCAAGCGCAGGACATAGAATGGACGGCGTTTTACGAAGTGGCTGTGGTCGGGTGGGGGATGGCCCCGAGCGAGTTTTGGGGCCTGACGCCTGCGGAATTCTGGATTATCCACGAGCGCAAGCGACCGCGTGACCCGAAGAAAGACTACGCAGGATCGCTCACCGAGTCAGACGTGAAAAGGCTCGAAGGGATGTTAAAAAAGTATGGCTGAGATCGAAGGTCTAACAGTAAGGATTGGGGCAGACACCAGCGGGTTTGATTCTGGCGTCAAGTCCACCACGGCATCGCTTGGCAAGCTGACCAGCCTAGCCGCCCCGGCAGCAAAAGCAATAGCGGCTATCGGTGTGGCAGCAGCGGCGGCAACGGCAGCAGTAGCAGCGCTGACAATGGCTGGCATGCGAGAGCTTGATACTCAAATCAAACTCGCAAGGCAACTTGACGGCACGCAAGGAGCGCTCAGAGGGCTTCAGCTTGCGGCCGGTGATGCGGGTATTAGCGCAGGTGAGATGAACTCGGCCTTGCAGCGCATGAGCGCGGCACTTGGCGAGGCTCGCACCGGCACAGGCAATGCAGCAGATGCGCTAAAGCGCCTCGGGCTTAGCGCGTCTGAGCTATCCAGGATGGACATTGACGAGCGCATGGCAACGATTGCCGACCGCATGCGCGACATGGGGCTATCGGGCGATCAGGCTGCGCGAATGCTGCGAGAACTTGGCATACGAAATACCGCACTGGTCAACCTGATGCGTCAAGGCGGCGATGCAATCCGTGGCGCTACGCAGGAAATCAAAGATTACGGGCTTGCAATTGATAGCGTGGACGCTGCGACTATTGAGGCGGCTAACGATGCTATGTCGCGTATCGGGCTGGTGGTAGAGTCCGTGCGCAATGCGCTAGCCGTTAACTTTGCGCCGATATTGCTTGAGCTTGCAGACCGGTTCAACACAGCGGCACGTGAGGCTGGCGGGTGGGGGCAAATGGTGGTTTCCATGGCTGAGGCATCTGCACGAGGAATCGCAAAGCTACTCGATATCGTCCACAACTTCAAGGCTGGCCTACAGACAATCAATCTGGTTGTAGCGTTGATGCGCAAATGGTTCGCAGATTTTACGGTTTCTGCGGCTCGCGGTTTTGCTGAAATGATCGACTACATCACAGACAAGATCAATGGTCTTATCAATCTAGCAAATCAACTGCCTTTCATAGAAATTGATCTGATCGGCTCAGCGCAGGACAGCACTCTTGTAAAATCTCTGGAAGCATCAGCAGACGCTGCGCTACAAGGGCTTCGAGATGCGCACGACGAGGCCAAGCGTTTTATCGAGGCCGGGAGTTCTCTTGATGCGGTGGACAAGTTCTTTAAGGATGTCGAAGCAAGACGCCAAGCCTTTATGGACAGCATCAGCGAGAGCGACGGAACCAGCATTGTTCCAGGGATGTCGGAAGACGGCGATGGGAAGGATCGGCAAAAACTGATTGAAAGCCTGCAAAGCCGCCTTGAATTGCTGCGCGAATCGTTCATGGCTGAAGGCGAGTTAGAGAGAAAGCGATATCTTGAGCGCGCTGAGGATATCCGGCAGGCGCATGAGCTTGAGCTGATTGACGCGCAGGAGCACGCGCTTATGATGGAGCAGCTAGCAGCTCAGCATCAGGCAAACCTTGCGGATATCGAAAAGCGTGCGACAGACGAAAGACTCAAGTTGCAAAAGCAAGAGGCGCAAGCGCGTCAAGCCGTTGTTGGCGGCATGATGAACAACCTTGTCAGCCTCATGAACTCAGGCAGTCGTGCGATGTTTAACATCGGCAAGATAGCCGCTATTGCGCAAGCTTTGTTGTCCGGTCGCGAGGCAATTGTTTCGTCATACGCAGCGGGCGCGAAGATTGGAGGCCCCGTGCTTGGAGCCGCTTTTGCAGCCACGGCAGCGGCAGCCACAGCAGCGCAGATTGCAAGCGTGCGTTCTACTACCTTTGGCGGCGGTGCTTCTACGGGCGGCTCTACGGGTGGCGGTGGCACGAGCGCGATTGCTCAAGGGCCAGTGCAAGCACAGCCACAGCAAACATCAGCTGCACAAGGTGGCACCATTGTTATCGAGGGGATATCTCCTGACAGCTTGTACTCAGGACGCGCTGTCAACGGCCTGATCGAAGCCCTCAGGGACGCACAGCGCAACGGCGCTCAGTTGGTGATCGCATGAGCATCGGACGCATACCCGTAACAGTCATCGAGATTGATCAGGACCGATGCGAGCACGTCTTTGGTGAATCGCCTTGCACAGCAACTGGTGAGCCTTGCTACAACACGAGAGCAACCTGCAAAGACGTTCCGAATTACAGCCTGGGAGAACCGCTCACGCTACGGTTTTCCATGCGTGA